CTAGTCAAAGCCTTCTGCGCAGTTGTAGAACCCTTCAACGCATCCGTGTATTTCAGCATTTTCTCTTTGAAAGTAGCGACAGCATTACCAGCCTTTGAAGTTCCAGAACCCAGCTTGTCCAACGATGAAGTCATCCCATCTGTCGCTTCCTTAGCCTTCGGCAAAACCTTCGTTCCAATCTTGTCAAACTGATCAACAAGTGGACTCGTTTTGTTTCCTTGCAAATTCATCGCAATACCAGCATTAGTGACAGCATTGCGCATTCTGTCAAAACTTGTTTTCACACCTTCGGTGCGGTCAATCAACATTTGTTCAATGGTGACAACACCATCGCCACCAGTGATGGCACTGGCGAAACCTCTCAACAGATCAATCGCTGCCGCTACAGGTCCAAAGAAATGAACGATAGCCAATTCAAGGTTGGTGAAGCCGAGAATAATTCCTTCTAAAGAGTTAAGAACTTTGAACGTGGTATCACCCATCGCTGCGCCAAAGTATTTCAAAGCACCAGAAATGCCCTGATCTTTGAAACCTTCAACTGCGTACTGCAACGCAGGCACCAGACGTGTTTGGAAGAACTCAACCAGCTTCATGGCTGCTGGGAGAAGAAGATAGCCGATAGATTCTGTGACCTCTCCCAACGAAGTTTTAAGAATCTTTACACGACCAGAGAAGGTGTCGGCAGCGACCGCAGACGCACCAGCGAACTGTCCTTCAAGTTGTAAGAGGATTGAACTAAAGTCTTTTGACTTCTTCGCACCTTCATCTAACGGAATGCCGAGTCGAGTCAACGCACCGATGTTGCCTGTCGCCGCACGACCCAAACCTAAGGTCACGGATTCCAAGTCGCGTGATGTAGCTGCCGAGATATTTAACGCCAAATTGAACAAACGCTGAGACTGTGTTAGATCACCTGTTGCTCGAACCAAGTTGGCAAACGCTGGACGAAGATCATCATCGGCCACACCAGTCGCCAACATCGCTGCTGTGATGAACGCTTCCGTCGCCTGCACTTGAGCCAATGTCGCACCGGCTGAACGCTCCAACTGTGCTTGCAAAAGTTTCTGAGACTTCTCATCTTCCGCAGCCATATACACGGCACCAGCTGCTGCACCAGCAACAGCAGTCAAACCACCTAAAGCAATTAACGCGCCTTTCTTTACAACATCGAAAGCGTCACCAAGTTTTGAGCCAACAGATTTGATCTTGTCAAGAGAATCCATGCCTTCACGCGCAAGGTTCTTGAACGCAGTTATTGCGCCGTCAGAATTGCCAAGAATTTTTACAACAAAAGTGCGTTCACCTGCCATGGTGATTGAATTCTACTCAGTTCGTAGCCATCCGTTTACGCAACTCAGCCCACTCACGTTTCATATCAGCATGAATCTCACCCTGGCTCATACCGTCATACTGCGACAAATCAACTGGAGCATCCCACCACTTCGGATCCTGAACACATCGCATCGCTTTACCGCTTCGAGGCTGACGTGTTGAACGAATGTTAGGTGTATTGAATGTGCGTGTCGGCGCAGCGATGTCGGTGATGGTTGGGTCAATAAAACGCCAACCCGAATGATGTGTGCGGAATGGTTGACCAGCCTCGTGTTGTGGCAGGTAGAAGATACGAGCAGGATCTTTCGTTGCTGGGTCGCCTTTGAGACGGAGACGAGCGTGTGTCTCATGCCAAACTTCCTCCCAGTTGTCAACCGGTACAGCCTGCTCGAATGGGATGACAACGTGCCAGTGAGGATTATCTTCACGATGCGACCAGGTTGTGTACGCGAAATGGATATACGATCCGATATCACAATTCTCAAACGCTTCACCGTCAAGGTCGGCGACTAACGCCCAGATGTGCGACACGTTGCGATTGCCTCGGGTTGTGTGGTCACGATAGGTGACAGGCGAGTAGAGCGAACCGTCAGACTTCTTGTCGTGTTCTTCATGTTTGCCAAGCATTGAGGCAAACTGCATCCACGATTCGGCGATCGTCTTTGGATAGACAGATTTGACCGATGGGAACCCGACGACTTCAAACATTGTGCAGACCTGCCTCAATATATCGGCGAAGTAACTCTGACACGCTCACATCTTCACGCTTCGCTTGACGCTCAATCAGAGTCTTGACTTCTTGGTCAAGTCTGATCGTGATGGTTGGATATTTGATTGTCATCACATCACCACGATTGATTGGATGATTTCGTTGTCAACAATCAGAAGGTTTGCGTAGTAGACCTTGGTTCCCTTTGGTCGTTGTACTGCTGCGAAGTGTGTCCAGCCTGTTGTGCGCATGCTTGGAGTGTGTTCTTTGATTTCGATAACTTTGAGTGTTTGGTTCTTGTGTTTGATTTGCATGACTACCTCCTTAGGTATGTAAGACAATCTAACAACTATGTAAGACAAATGCAACTATCTTTTGAAAGATTTTTTAAGCCTTATTCTGTAAGGCTTTCAGCCGATTGCAAGCATCAGATGTTCAGTTGTTCAATCACTTTGTCTAAGCCATCTAGGTATTCTTTGGCGATCGCGTTCTTGCGTTTGCGGACAGTCGGCCAGAAGAAGTAACCAGACTGACCTCGATGTCTCAAGAACTGTTTCGTCTTAGAAGTTGCGCCACCACCGAACTCTGCACCGAAGAAGATGTCACTCAACACAACCCTTTGGTTGCGACCTTTAATCTTCTTGCGGTCATTCTTGTTCACAGGTCTTGTGGTTGATCTGAATGGTTCGTTGCCACGAAGTTTGATTGTCGGCACATTGTCATTGTTCGCTCGAAGACCTTTGGCAACTTGGAGATATTGTCGCGCTCGACCAGGTGAAGCTCCAGCGAGTCCGGCTTCAATCTTGACTCTGCCTTGTAGATCTTTGGCGATTGCGTATGCGACTTTGCGCATCTCCTTCTTGAAGAGAGGACTTGCCTTCTCGTATCGGCGCAAAGTTTCAAACAAGTCTTTGACGATGACCGTGTTGCCATTAGGCACCACACTGAATCCGAGATTCTGACCTTTGAGCATTCCACTGCCACGACCGACAGTTGAACCAGCATCACCTGGAAGATCTGGGAATGCCGAGAAGTATGCCATCAGTTGATCCTTTGCGGTGGGTTCATCTTGACACTCTTCCAGCGCAGATAGCCGAGCATCGTGTACAGCATTCTAGGTGATTCTTGCAGAAGTAAAGATGGAGCGATGTGAGTCTCACACGCCAGGTATGCGATCAGCCAGTGAGCTGAGTTTTCTCCAAAGGGTTGATCACCGCAGAATCGGTTCCAACCTCCACGCTCTCGATTGTTTCAATCCATTCTTCAAACTTCATCGCAGTATTCTTCGTGCGTTTCGTTGCGTGCCACGCCAACCATGCAAGGTCGGTGAGGCGTAGTTCTGTTTGAAAGTTTGCGACCGAACGATTCTTTTCTGTTTCGAATGCGATGAAGTCGGCAAACTGTGCAGACACTTTCGTTGTGACGGCGTCCAGCGTTGTTACTTCTAGATTGATTTTCATTCTTACCTCCTGATTGTTTATTTAAGAACTATGCAACAGTTTTTGTGATCGCTCCGCTGATTGGCCACGTTACGTCCGCTGTATTTAATTCTCCAACGGCGCCATTCACTGGAGTGAACTCGGTGCAAAGTACTGAGAACGTGTAGTGAGGCGAAGCCGATCCTGCTGCTGCTGTTCCTGCTGGTTTCACAATCATCGTGACTGCGGTCGAGCCAATCAATGGCGTGATGAGTCCGTCAATGGCGTTGTAGTCATTGTGCAACGAGAGTGTCACCGAGTTGTCGATCAATCCTGACACGCGGGTCACTGCGCCACCACTGCCGAACGAAGTTGTTGGAACTTCGGCTGCTGAGGTGCTTAGAGTTATTGCAGCCACGCTTGAGGTGATATCTGTGCCATTCAAAGAAACATTTGAGTTGAGAAGGACTAACTTTGCCATGATTATTTATCTCCTGCCGTATCGGCTTTCGAGGTTGATTTATCTGCGACCAAGACAATGCGACCCGATTGCACTAATGAGTCTAGATGATCAACATCAGCCTCATCAATAGTGGCTGGATATTGTTTGTCAAGAACAGTGAAGCCCTCAACTACCTGATACTTTGCCATGATCTAAGCGTACACCACGACCCGAAAGTCAACAGTCAGGTAGGTGGTGTCGTTCGCGTCAACTGTTGAGATGTTGGATGCCTCTTCAACAATAAGAGTCTGGGCATATCCGCCGAGTGTTTGGTCGGCTTCAATAGCGGCACGAATCCCGCTGTCGTAAGACAGATAAGTGTCGAGCAGGTTCTGTGATGTGCGTTCAGCTGCTCGTCCGACGATCACACTGACGGTGAAGACATGTGTGACAAGTCCTCTGCCCATCGCGCCGTGGTAGGTGATTGATTCCAGTGTCGGCCATGCAAGTCCGCCGATTGAAGGGTTGACCTGGTCGGGTTGTTGTGCGAATGCGCGAAGGTTCGTGATTGTTGCGAGACGGGTCTGCAATCCTGTTTTGAGTTCGGTGACTGTTGCGGTCATGCAAACATTCGCATTCGGCGATAAGGCTCGACAAGTTGTGCGACGTCTGGGTCGAGTGCGCGTGTCACTCTTATCGCACCTAAGTCTCCGAAGCCTGCAACGCCGAGCGGTGAATCGTAACGCTTAAAAATTCTTGATGCCTGAATGATCACCGCTTGAGTGATCGGTTCAGGCACGGACGGCCAACCATAGACCGCGGTCAGTTGCACTAATGCTTCTGATCCATAGTTTGCGTTCACGGTTGGGAATAGGAAGTCGCCGACTGCGCGGATGCGTGTGAACGGAACAGTCAATCCGTCAAGGATTCCGTTGACTGGTTCTAGTTGATAGTCGGTTCGTGTGAATGTGACATCAAAGTTGCCATCAGCCATCGTTGAAGTTTTGAGTGTGATTGCAGTTCCTGAGATGTCATCAATCTCGCAAACATATTCGTCACCAGCAGTGAAAACTCTGGTCGTCGCAGAACCGTACGCCCAGAACTGTCGATTGGCATAACCATCAATTAGTCGACTGGCAGCTCCGGCACAGTTGTCTATCAGTTCGTCGTCTTGTGTGTCGGCTGTACCGATTCGAAGTGCAGCCTTGATCTGGTTGCGTGTGGCGTAGCCGTTAGTGATTGCCATAGTTCCTTATCTTACTTCAAGATCCGTGGTGGGAACTCTACTCCAGGCACAACTTCATGTTCACGCAAGATTGCTCGCATCTGCTCACACTCAAGTTCGCCGTTCGCCTGCGGTGCAATCGAGTAGGAATCTGATCGCCGAATATGATCGCCACACGGATTGCCTCGGAACGCGACTTTGTAGCCAAGTTTCTTGATCTCCATCCACTGAATCCAATCATTCCAAACAACTTGTCGATATGGGATTGACCATAAAACTGACCTACGAATCAAGATTCCGCCAAGCATTGGATTGTGAGATACATGAAGAATCTGATTGAAGCCTTCTTCGGATGCAGCCCAAACTTGTCCATCTTGCATCCACGGATTACAAATAATCTTCACATCCTCACCAACATCGGTCAGACCGTCAAGCGCGTCAGGGAACCAAATGTCATCCATCCCGACTGGCATCACCCAGTCCGAGTTCGCTGCAAACATGGTGTCATTCCAACTATTCCATTTGTGATGCGGTTGAACAATTTCGTGCCAATGCTTCGGAAGATTCAACGGCACAGGTGAAGACACAATCACCTCATCAGGTTCAGTGTTCAACTTCTCCATCTGTTCAATGAACTGTCCGCCGAACCGATCCCAGAAGTCACCCCAAACTGTGACACACACAGCGATGCTCATGTCAATCCCAACTCAGATCAAGTCGGCGTTGCAGATCCCATTGACCTGCATCAAGTCTCGCGTTGCGAAGTTTGAACAGTTCAAGATTTGATGCGAAAGTTTGCGCGTTCTTACCTTGCAACGCCACATCGGACAGAAGTGTTGACGAGTTGTCGTGCATGATGATGTCTTGTGACTTGCGAATAGTTTTGCCCATCCGCACAGCGCGACGCTCATAATCGTTGTCTTCAAAGTATGCGGGATGGAATGCTTCGCAGAACAGTCCGACATCTTTCACAACTTCAGATCCGATCCACGCGCAAGCCCACTCTGGTGAACCAGTGAGATGAATCTCATCTCGGTCACATCCATTCCAGAACTGTTCAAGTTTGTCTGGTAAGAACCAGGCGTCCGAGTTGAGAAGAATCCAACCCGATGCGAACGGTGTCATCTTGATACCAAGATTCCACGATGTCGCCACACCAAGATTGCTAGGCATGTCCATAATGTAGGTCTTGCCGTGACGACTATGTCGTGGCATCATCAAACAGTCCTGCTCGATCTTGCCTCCGTTGTCGATGATGATGATCTTCTCGACTGGGAAGTCAAGCGAATCTATGCACCGTTCGAGAAGGTCGTATCGGTTGAGGACTGGGATGATTACGACCGGCACCATGCGGACAACTCCTTCATTGTTGGCTTCCAATGCTGTTCAAATACTGTGTCGGCTCCATACCCTTGCGCATGGCTAATAGCCTGCTCAGAACGCCCTCTAGGCGCGTTATACGCCGACTTGAGAGCATTCACGATGTCAGGCACTGACGGTGTGAAGAACCACGACTTCTGAGCCGCATCCCACCATGGCTGACCTTCAACCGTCCAGCCGTCGCCGACCAGCTCAGGTTGTGCGGTGAAGTTTGAGACAATCACTCGACATCCACACGCTTGCGCTTCGATCACTGGAATGCCGAACCCTTCACCCATCGAGCAAGCCAACAGAACATCGGACGCCGTGTACATCGCAGCCATCAAGTTCTGTGGCATACCGTGTCGATATGCGTACTGGTCAACGATCTTGTACTTGTCTGAACTGACTCCGCAAGCGTCAAGAAGTTGAATCAGATTGATACCAGACATCGCACCCATCGGCTCGGTGTAAAGATACAGAACCGCATCAGGATGATCTTTCGCAAAGATTGAATACGCAAGCAGATTCTCTGCCCATGCCTTTCGCGCAGGCTGACTGCCTTTGTTCGTTGCGACCATTGAGATGACGAATTTGTCTTCTTCCCATCCCATAAACTTTCGGCCAGTCATCTTGCCACCATCAGCCAACGCGACAGTCTCGGTCGGTTTGAACACTGGTTCAATCGCGTGAGGAACATAAAGATGATCGATGCCTGCGATGTTCAACATTCGTGAACCAAACTTCGACATCGCGATCGGTTTCACATTCTCACGCGCACACCACTCCAACACTTCTGGCGGTGCAGGCTGATGATCAATCGGAACCCACGACGCAATGTTCTTCAACTCTTTCAACGAATCAGATTTCAACACCCAAACATCAAACAAAGTCATCAACAATGTTGGTGTTGAAAGATCTTGACTAGCCCATTCCATTGTGTGCGCAACCACAACATCGTCGCTGTATGTCGCGAGTCCTTGTGGATACATTTTGAAACCATTCCAAGTCGATACCGAACCCGCAAGTCCGTACATCGCGTGGACTGCTATTTGGTGGTCTTCTTTCGCGAGCCTTTGGATGACTTGCGCGGTTTGCTGACCGTATCCTGTTGCAGCCCAAGGTGCGTTTGAATACCAGACGACTCTGAGTCGGTCGGGATTGGTTTGTCTGATATTTCCAAGTAGTGCGCTGCGCCCGCTCGGACTAATCGCTCCGCCAACGCTCCTGGCATTTCCACTGGTCTGCCTTTGACTATTACCGTTTCCCACATGATCCTCCTAAGAATAGTGCAGGAATAGATAAAGCCTCGGCAAGTCCTGCACGACCGACCGAGGCTTAATCTTAGTCACAGCCCTTGCGGACTGCTATGTCTTTATTCGGATTAGTTCCTGATTATCAGGATGCGCCACCGATGAAGTATTTGACATGGCTTGGTTGTGGCAAGTTGCCGTCAACACGCATTGTTGCGCGGAAGGTAACAAGTCCGGTGTTGAATGCGAAGTCATCGCTTCGATCCAAACGGATGCCACCGACTTGGCGAACATAGTACGAAGGAAGGTGTCCGAAGATAACCGACTTCGCTGCTGTTCCTGTTGATGCCATTGCTGGGTTCTCGAACACTGGGTATCCGAGGAGCAAGTCTTGCGCATCAGCGTTGAGTGCTGGTGAGAACACATAGTTGCCTGCTGTGTCCTTCAACGAGCGCATCTTCGCAATTGAAGACGAGTTCATCTGGAAGCCTGAACCAGCCAAACGACGACCAGCTGTGTCTACCGAGTAGACGAGGCTGATCAAGTTGTCTGCTGTGAACTGACCAGTTGTTGCTGTTGCACCAGTGATACCAGAACCTGCTGCTGCGACGATACCTTTTGGTGCATTTGTGCCTGAACCAGTTGTCAACGCATCGTTAACTCGGAAACCAAGTTCGTTGCCGACCTGAGTTGCCAAGAATGACAAGATGTCAACACCGCTGTCTTCGATCAACTCTTGTGAGAGTTGTACGAGGAACGAATACTTGTACGCGCCCAAAGTGATGAATGAGTTGAAGATTGGATCCGACTCGCTGATTGCTGTTCCTTCGCCAACGATTGCAGCAGTTGAATACTGGGCAAGCGATGGAATCTGAAGGTTCTCACCTGATGCTGTGTTCAACACTGTTGAAGTTGTAAGCATTGGACCAACGTGACGAGCGAGCAAGATAACTTGATCGTAGAACGAAGTTGGAACTGGTGAACCAGTTGATGTTTTTACAACGTCGCGCTTTTCAAATGAGTGCGAACGAACTTCGCCTTTTGCCATCGAGCGGATGACATCAACATCTGAACGAACACCGCGTGGAGCGTCAGCGACAGGACGAACCTGGTCTGCCATCTCGCGTGTTGCTGCATCCAAACGAAGTTCACGAGCCTCATCGGCGCGATACTTCTCGATTGTCACTTGACGATCTTCAAGTTCTTTGCTGATCTTCTCGTATGTCTGTGTCTCTTCTGCTGTCAAGTCACGCTTCTCAGCGGTTGCAACATCAAGAATCTTCTTAGCGGCTTCCCACGCTGTTGCGCGTTGTGCCATTTGTTGTTCAATAAATTGTTTCATGGTTTCCTCGTGTGTGGTTGTGATTGGATATGCGAATGTAGTTGTCTTCCGATCGTAGCGGAACGCTTACCAATCTCTAGTCGTAGCGGAACGCTTACCGACAAGAAGAACTATAGACGAGAAGTTAGAACGATTTCAATAGTTCAAGATGTTTGGCAAGAATGTTCACGGAGGCAGGAACTTGCGCTGGTTCGGCGCGAAGTTTGCTGACCGCGCTCGATAGCAGTTCGGCTGATTCGTCCGACAAAGTGTTGCCAGATTCGAGCATCGTGATCGCCTCGGCGAGCTTGTCTGCGTCAACACCTGTGCGTTTGGCAAGTAGGTCAAGAGAACGAACACTTGCCGAAGTTGCCTTGTAAGCAGGGAAGCCAGTCACGACCGACACTTCATGCAAACGAACCTGGCGTAGTTCGCGTGTCATGCCGTCATCTGACCATGAGTCTCCACCGGCAGGAACTGAGAAGCCAAACGACATCGAGTCAACATCGCCTCGTTGCATAAGAACACTCAGATCACGGCCGACAGTCGTGTCTGGCAGATCTGCGTTCACTAACAATCCTTTAGAATCTTCTTCAAGTCGTAAAGTCCTTGACCTTGTCGAAGCGAGAAGCATTGACGAATCATGGTTCATGTACATTTTGATCGGCTGACGACTCTTCAAAGATTTCTTAAATGCACCTTGCGCGATTCGCTCGATGAATGGCAACGGTTCAGAATCAGAGTTGAACACTGCTGCATAACCTGTGAATGACATTCCGTCACCTGTTGGACCTGCTCGCAGTTCAAACTCGTTGACTTGGATGCGACGTGTCTCGACCTTGTTGTCTTCCATGCCTGGAATGTTAGCAAAGTATTCAGACTTGGTGCGATAGAAGTTGAACAATCCTCGTTCGGCTTTGATCGCGTTCGCTTTACGCTCGTACCAGTCTCGTGCTGGTTGAGGGTTCAACGGATTGATGCCCCACAAATAATGTGCTACAGCACCCGCACCAGGAAACTGATCGTTCGTTGAGTCCGAGTTCTTTGGTGCTTCTAGATCGACTGCGTGTCGTTGCGCCCATGCGTTTGATCGGATGACTTTGTCTTCCGTGATGTCGCCTCTTGCCAGATCTCGTGCTTCACGAACGGTTCGATCGACCAGCCCTTCACCCGCGAGTCCTTGACCGTAATAGTCCAATCCTTTGCGAGCAGCCGTGCGAATGTACACAGGTATCTCAAGAGATACTTGCCGATCTTCTTCAACCATGTCTTCATGTGGTTGCCAAGCGTTGCAATAGAATCCGCCGTTGACATAAGCATCCCATCTCTCGCAATACGCTTTGAGATTGTCACCTTCGCCTTGAACATTTGATTCGTCGTAAAAGTGACAGTTCCCACATGCGCGACCTTCAGGAACATCAGGCGACAAGGCTGGTCGATAGTTGTCAGGAAGTGCGCGTTCAGCTTCGGAATGTTTCGGATGATCAACATGTAACAGATCGTTGTCGGTGATGTAGGCAGGATTCTGCGGATGACCAGTGCGACTCAAGTACAGGAACGCATTCACACGCGCCATCGACCAAGCCGCTCGACTAACACCAGGACGATGCGATGTCGAATAGGCACCAGACCCGCGACGATAAACCGACTTCAACACACCAAGCGTCACACGAGTCCAAACTGGCCGATCACCTTCAGTCATCTTCTCGTTGTGATCGGTGACTTTGTTTCGCAACGCAGTTTCGGTCGCTTCATTGATTTCAATCCCACCTTGTTTGCCTGCTGCTGAACCGGCAGGATTCTTGTCGCTACCTGTGATCTGATCTTCTGGTGGTGCTGGTGCGCGTTGAGAAGGCACATCAAGCGAAACTTGACGCATAGATGGCATCTCGTCTGCTGTAATTGTTTTCGGATCTTTCGTTGCAATACCAACTGAAGCATATGCACGTCGAGCGTCAGCATCATTATCAATCGCCAACTTGACTGGATTCTCTTGAAGAATATCTTGAGCAGTCATTTTCTTGTATTCAGGAGTTGACATTGACATATCTTCATTAAATTGAATGTCATTGAATTGAACTCCAGCATCAGCAAGTTCTTTTATCGTTTTCGCTTCATCCGAATCTGGACGACCTGTCACGATATAAATGTAATAATCGGTATATAACAGATTTACATAGTCAATATTTTTTTGGATACCACGACTGCCAGAAAGCAGCGTTCCATCAATATCAACGATGATGACTTCATTGGCTCGAAAATTGCGTTCGCCACCTGGTTCCATGTCTTCGGCGATAGACACCGCGACCATCTGATCGATTGCGTCTTGTTTTGTTTCGTGACAGCCGATCACTTCGCCGTCTTCTTTGATAGTTGCCCAACCAGAACAGTCTGGTGACTTGTCAGTAATGAAGTAAGGCATTAGACCAACAATAATATCTCAGCGTCATCGTCCAAGATGCTGAATGTGATCGAGCTGGTCGCAGTGCAACTTGCACCATTGAGGATGGCCGAGGCGACCGCGTAGCGTCGCTTCGGTTGGATGACAGGTATCTCGACTTGCGGTAATGGTTCAATCTTCTTGCGTGGTGATGTTGAATAAACTCGGCGTCCGCCAGACGGTGTCGGCTCAGGTACTGGTATGTCGCCTGCGGTAGCGATTGCGACAAGCCCGCCAAGCGTCGCAGTGAATACTGGGAACCCTTCAGCCTGAGCAATGGCTGTGGCATCTAAACCACCAAGCGGTGCAGATAAGACAGCGAACTGGACGACAGTTGCAGAAGCATTCGCATCTAAACCGCCAAGCGGAGCAGACAAGACTGCAAACTGCGTGACAGTTGCGGACACATTGGCATCTAGACCACCAAGCGGAGCAGATAAGACTGCAAACTGTGTGACAGTCGCAGAAGCGTTCGCGTCTAAACCGCCAAGACTCGAAGATGCTGTTGCGGTAGTAAGAAACGGTGAACCGTTTAGAACCTCTGCGCCGTCAAGTTGCGAACTGTCAAGAATGAACGACCGACCAGAAGGACCGTCTAAACCGTAGGCAGTGTCATCTAACTGTGAAAGGTCTAACTTGAATCTTATGACCGCCATAGCGGAACTAACTTGCGACTGTTAAGGAAGCACTGAGGTTGCCTGCGGTGATCGTGTAAGTATCGCCTGCGGTGTAAGCACCAGCGACGACAGTTCCAGAGAACAAGAAATTGCCTGCCGTCAAATTATCCCAAACTGTAAAGTGTGTTGCGTCTTGCGAACCTGCGATGTTCGTCCAAGAAATATCTGCGTCAGAAGTAATCACACCGGCAGAAGCAACACCGAAAGAAATTGCTTTGCGAGTAGTTTCAGTCGCAGGAAACGCAGTGCCAAGCGGACCAGGATCTTGCGTATGAAGTTTCACATAGGCAACAGCAACAGCGAACGAAGTGTTGTTGCCGACAGCGTCAAGAATTGCGTTGCAAAGATAAGCCGATAAACCGTGAGCCATTAGTCTTCGGTCCTTTCAGTGATAGTCAAAATACGACCCTCAGCATCACGTTCAACTGTTCGCACAGTCGGACGGTTCTCAGGAATGTTTACACGCACAACAGTCTCAGGCACATTGATCACAGGTGCAGCGACATTCACTTGAGCCGGTGGAACATTCACCAGAATCTCTGGCATCGTCACATTCACATCACGCTGATTCACATCGTAAGACGGAGCAGGATCGGCAACAGGTTGCAACATGGTCGGTGCAACACCAGTGTGTTTGATCGGATCAACATCAAGTGCTTTCAAAACTGACGCAGGTTCGAAACCTGCGTTGATGAGACGCTGAACCATTGTTGTCTTGCGGTCAAGTTCTGTCAGACCAGCTGCACCAAGATCGACGTTGGCGAGCGGTACACGGTAAGCCTCGCCACCTTCGGCTGGTCGTAGATCTTCGAATCGTCGCACATCATTGATTGACAACCAACCCGCTTGCAAACCTGATGAGTAGCCTGCGACACGCGAACCGAAGTCGCCGCGCATCAACCCATCCAAGTTGAACTTCATGAACGCGCCGTTGGTTAGAAGTTGGCGAGAATATCCGTCTTCAATCTTGGTGACATAAGGTCGCAACGTGTGCATCACGAAATGGATGCCGTTCATTTCGACTGATGCGTATGCTTGCGCACCGGCTTGAATCACTCCAGCCATTGATGGTGGGACACGGAATGCGCGAAGGATTTCTTCAACTGCGAACTGTCGTGACTGTAGAAACTGTGAGTCGTCTGGTGCGACCGAGGTTGTGGTGTACTTAGCACCGCCAAACAGGATGCCTGGTCGGTGTGAGCGTCGTAAACCTTTGTGACCTTCTTCGAATCCGTCAACAAGCGACTTGGCTTGTTCGCGGGTCAGGTTGCCTGGGAACTCGATGATGCCAGAAGTGTGCGAACCTTGACCGAAGAACCTTGCAGCGAACTCTTCCAATGCTTTCGATAGTCCGAGGTTTTCTTTGACAAGTTCGATGCGTGAACGGCCACGAAGATCGCCTGGCAAACGCAACTCAGACAGATGAATCATGTCTTCATGTTCGATCACGTCACGGTTGTCAAACACATAGATGATTCGGCGAGACTCGTCACGCTTCACTTCAACCTTTAGAGGATTCAATACAGCCAAACCTGCAACACCTTGATTGTCACGAATGATTCGAGTGAACGAGTTACCGTTCAACAGCATCGACACGAGAACCTGCTGGAAGTGATCGGTGCGTGACACGCCGATCTCAGGCATGTCCAACCATTCAGGTCGCGGACGGTAAGGACGACGATCACCGTCAACACGAATGAAAGTGTCCACCGGTAATGTTGAGATCGAGTCGGCGATAAGTCGGACACACGCATACACGGTTCCGATCTTTAGCGAATCTTCTTGAGTGACTACCGTGCCAGAGTTCGTTGTGAATTGGAATGCGTCACCTGCTGCGAACAGCGACTGGAACGAGACCGCTCGTTGCTCGCTTCTTGAATCAAACAGTCTTGACAACATCAGTTCTTATCCGCTTTCTTTGACCGTTCCCATGCCAAGGTGAATGCGAGCATTGATAGTCCTATAAAGATTAGCGCAAGCGGAAGCGAGATGTAAAACACGCCGAGCGCAATCAAGAACACTGCGATCATCTCTAAAACTAGAATCATCTACTCTCCTAAACTATGAAGAACCCTGGTTGCTGAATTGTCTCTGTCCGTCTTGTCGCACGATCCACTGCCATCGCCAATGCTATCGCAGCGTCAATCTTGCGTTTGGATTTGCCTTTAGATAATCGCCAACCCATATCGGTTGACCGTTGTGCAGCCGACAACACCTGATCAGTAAAGACAGGATGACCATCATGAGCGATCTTCTGATTGACGATCATCTCATACAAAGTTCCGCAAGCCGGAACCATACGCGCAGTCGACTGAGAGAACTCAACCATCGCAAACCCTTCATCACTCATTGCTTCGGCTGACCGTTGAAAGAAGGCTGGGTCATAAGCGAACTCTTGCACCGTGAACTCTCGACCAAGTTCTCGGATGTGTTGCTCAACTGCTGACACATCCATGACACCGCCGTCAGGATGCCATATCTTGGCACGAACAACTATCTGACCAGACTCTTGCGGTTGCGCGACCACGACCGCAATCGAGTCATGCTTCAACGCCATGTCAATGCCGACGAACACAGGAATGTTCGGATCAAGTTCAGACTCACTGCGACACAACTCCCACGCTCCTTTTGGCAGCCAAGACTCACCATCGGTGCGAACCCACTGGTTCAGACGGTAACGACGATACGCCGTCTCTGCCGTTTGCATCATTGAGATCTCCATATCTTCAATGTCAAGAAGTCCTTCAGCCAAGTTTGGGTTCGCGATATTCCAAGCATCACGATCCGACACATCACAATCCGCTGGTGCTTCCCACCACCAGAATCCGAACCGCTCATCAACCTGATCACCAGAGATCACACGCTTGCCATAGTTGTACAAACTTCCGCACACCGTATCCAAGTCAAACCCTGCGGTCGTGATCGCCACAATGTTCGGATCTTTACGCGCACCAGAACCCAAAGTCAACGCATCCCACAGATCAGAGTTCGGCTGAACATGCAACTCATCAAACACAACCGTCGAAGGATTTAACCCTTGTTGCAATTTGGCGTCACTTGATAACACACGATAGATCGCACCAGTCGAAGGCACCTCAACAACATCTCGATACACCTTGCACACACCCGACAACGCAGGCGACTGAGTGATCTGCCACTTCGCTTCATTGAATACAACACGCGCTTGCTGTCTGTCACCTGCAGCCGAATAAACCTCGGCACCAGGTTCACCTTCAATCAAACCCACCAATGCGACCAATGTTCCTATAAGCGATTTTCCATTTTTCCGAGCCAAACCGATCAGGCTGCGACGGTAACGAAGAAGACCATCATCACGACGCTCATACAAACCGTCAAGAAGTGCGACCTGCCAGTCGGTAAGAATCAGAGGTTGACCGGCGCGAACACCTTTGCTGACATGCAAGAACGTGCGAGCAAAGTCAACGACCTTGTGACCGTCAGATCTGCTGTATAACTTCGGCGTCGACCAGGTTGGAGTTCCTCTGTCGGTATGAGTCAAGCTCATTGGCCACCCTTATCTCGGCAAGACCCAACCTCGCACGATCGCTCGGAGTAAAACCGAGCAGACACAACCAAGCCGTGCACTGCGCATCCATCTGCTCGATCTGTTTCACCGCAGGATGAGTCACAACCTGACCGTTCGGCGACGTGTACCAGCGCGTCGTCACGTCGTCGCCGAGCCAAAGTTCCAGATCGTAGATCTTCTGATAGTTGCGACACAACCGACCCATCAACGGACCGTCGTGCAACTCCGACAAATGACGCCGGCCACCAGTCCACAACACAGTCCAGTACTCGGTCGCAACTTTGCCGAAACCTGTCGGCACCACCGGCACAACCGACATGTCGACTAGCGCGAGCGCTGTCTCTGGCATCGGTGAAGCAGCCTTCATCGGACGCTTGCCAGGATTCCCACGCAATCGCTTGACCTCCGTAGGAGTTGAATTGCCTCCACGGCCGACACCGGTTACTGGTCGAGGCATAACACATGTGCAGGCAATCTATCGCTCTTCTTGGAATTGCAACCCATATGAACCAATCTTGCATTCTCCATCTTGTGTAAACCACCTTTGCTTATTGGAATAATGTGATCAAGACTAACTCGCTCACGCTTCACACCAGTTTGCCAATCCATAAGTTCACCGCATATCTGACACAACGGTCCGTCACGAACTAGCAAGTCATCAAAGGTAATTTTCTCACCAGCCTTGATGATCTCTCGACGAAGATTTGCTTTGTGACTTCCACGACCAGCATCACTCTGTCTGAACTGTGCTTTGCGACAATCAAGACATTGACGATGCTTACCTCGATTAACTTTATTTTTTTTGTAAGGATGTGGGCAAGCCAAGTTGCCACAATCACAAACTGGCAACACAGAATGGTCGGCGACACCGAAGCGTTCAAGTTGATGATGGTAGTTTTTGCCACATTCAACGGAACAGAACTTTGGACGATTTGCAAGTTTCACAAAACACCACAAACAATTTTCAGAACTCACAGAACAATGATAGGCGGTAGTGCAGCAGTGCGCATGCACAAAGGTGCCAACGGCATGGGTCATAAATCGCTCAACCGTCAAACATTTTGCCCACCCTCCCATTGTGTACCCGCCTTACTTCGCGTCGCCGCGTCGAGAATTGCACGACCGATGCGCAGGTAGGAGCGGTGAATCAATATCACCAGGTATGACGTGATCGGCTGTCCACGGGTCATCGAGCCGTGCGCCTTCCATACAGATCCAACAGTATTGTGCGGAGTCGCGGACTTGCTTCGCTCGTGCTTGGTAGTTGCCTGAGTAATGCGGTCGCTTAGGTTTGGGATGGAGTCGGTTGTAGGTGGTCTGGCAGTCTGGGCATCGGCGTGGGTTTGTTGTCAACTGGCGACATGTGAGACATGGTCTTGAGATGGTCATGGTGTGGTGCCAGAGTGGGTCACGCCGTCACGCCAAGTAATACTTGGCGCGTGACGGCGTATGAGACAAATTATGTTTCACGCCGTATTTCACGCCGTCAGTGTATCCCAATAGATATATGGCTTTTGCGAGGTAAACGGCGTACGCCGTGGTCACGCCGTGTGTGTTCGGCGTGACGGCGTGACACCCTGTTTTGTACCGTTTCACGCCGTGCGTGCCATACGGTTCAAAAGTCATTGAACATGGTTTCTTTGGCTTGGTTTTTGCGCATGGTTTGTGCTTTGCGTGCATCTTTGCGGACGACACGGTAGATGGTTTCGGCTCGGTCTTTGACTTCTGCCCACATCGGGTCGAGTGCCATGGTTGGGTCGATGTTGAGTTCGTCTAGCATCTTGAGTGCTTGGTCTAGTCGTTCGCCGCCTTTGATGTCTTGTGTGAACATGCGGTGCTGGTCGTGGATGGTGAGGTTGATTCGTTCTGGTATCCAAGTGTGTCGGTGTTTCTGTCGGAGTAGTACGAGTTGGCCGTCTACCTTTGTCATCTGCCAGACCAGGTCGACATCGTCGTTCTTTGCGCTGGTGCCTCGTGCGCCTTTCTTGAGGTCTTTGCCTGCGTGGTCGATGCGCATGAGTGATCTGCCTTCTTGTTTGAGGTTCATTGCTGTCCAGCGGTAGAAGTTGCGGACTGTGTCTGCGTCGTTCTCTGCACCTTCGACTGCTCGCGCAAAGGTGTCGATGATGACTAGGTCGGCTTGGCATGATCGTGCTAGGTCGCAGATCTGTTTGGCTCCTTCGGGTTTGTCTAGTGATCCGATTGGTGGTAGTGAGGCGTAGTGGAGTAATGAGAGGTCTGTCTTGTTGTCGTATCCCATTGCTGTGAGTCGTTCGTAGAGTACGGCTTGACTCATCTCGTAGTCCATGTAGAGGACGCTGGTTGGTGGTTTGGCTTCTGTGAAGATTTCTTTGCCGGTGGCGAGTGCTGCTGCGATGTATAGCGCGAGTAGTGATTTGCCTGTTCCGCCTGGTGCGAAGATGACGACGAGCTGGTTGCGTGGGATGATCGGTTCGATGAGCCAGTCTTCTGCTGGGAAGTCTTGTGACCAGAACTTCTGCCAGTTGATGAGGGATGCGAGTAGGTCGTCGGTGGCTGTGGGTTGCTCGACTGGGATTAGGGCTTTGCCTTGTTGGAGTAAATGTTTTGCGAACGCCGATCTGTCTCCGTTGTGGAACATTTGTGCTGTGTATTGTGCGCGATTGTAAGCACCTGCTGGAAGGTTTGCGATGCTGGTGGTGAATACTTTGAGGATGTCTTTACCTTGCCATCCTGTGGTGGCGGAGGTGCCTTCTCGTGCGTCTTTGCCTGGTCTGACCCAGTGTGTCTCGCCTGTGTGGTCGGTGTGGGCTTGTGTCCAGCCGTCTGCTCTTAATAGTTCTGGCCATGTGGTGGCTGCGCAGTAGCGGTCAAGCGGTCCGCCTTCTTCACGGAGAAGCGATAACGATGGTGGTGTTATCTGATCAGGTAACGGTTGAACCGATAATTGTGGTTGTGTTTTGGTTTTGAGTAGTAGCACCATCCACAACGGCATGTCGGCTGGTTTGCGTTCGGCGATTGATTTACCTTCTACCCATTCATAGTTTTTGCCGTTCGGATGTTTCGTTGGTGGTGCGAGTACTTGTCCGCCGATGCCTCGGATGTCGATGCCGATGCCAAGTGTGCCTGATGCTTCGTTGCGGATGGGTTCGTCGGTGAGGAAGTAGATGTGTCGTCCGCCTGAGCCTGTGATGACTTCTACTGTGTCTGGCAGTTTGCCGTGTAACTGTTCTAGGTCTGCGAGTGTTTCGCTACCGCTGAACTGTTGTCGGTCGTCTATGTCAATGACGATGAGGTATCGGTCGCGGAACTCGCCTGTTGCGATTCCTAGTCCGCAGTCTTTGAATTGTCCTTCGAACCATGTGCGGATGGTGGTCGGGTCGGATGTTGCAGCGTTTTGCCATCCTTGCATCGGCGGTCGTTTCTCGCCTTGTTTGATTGGTATGACGCGGACTTGTTTGTTGGCGTAGGCAAGTGCAGTTGATAGAACGCTCATTGAACCCTCCTTGGGTTTCGTTAGTTTAGTGTTTAGAAATTATGTTCACGATGTCTTGCGGTATCTTTCGTCCGCGCATCTCATACAACCATGAAACGAAGACAAGTTCGCTGAGCTTGGTGTCGTTCGCGTTGCTCGGTAGATCAGTGCCGTGTGCGTACACGTTGAGCGGAATGATTTGGAACCATGGCACCGAGTCTTCTGGTACCTCACCCCACCAGCCGTCTTGGTTGGAGTGACCGTAACGAACAATGAACGCTGGGATGCCTGCCATGTCGCCGAGCGCGGTCAGCGTTCTGTTGTTCGCCGATTCAAGATAGATGACGCCGTGTTCATGTTTGTAGTCGATCAGCGCGACCGGTACACATTTGTCATACTCAGCGAGGATGAAGTCCAAGTCCATTGCTGGCACGTTGCTTCCCCACACTCGATGTCTGCCTGACAGCCAAGCGTCTCGTTTGAAGTGTTGTTCGTTACTTGCCATAGTGTTCCTCCTGTTTTTCGTACCAGTCTGACCAGATGGTCGCTGGGTGCATACCTATTCGACATGCGTAATGATCTGCCTTAAATATGTTCAGATCACTTTCTTCGGGTCGGTTGACCCACCGAATGATCGTTCCTCTGCTGACGCCGAACACGTCAGCAAGGAACCGATTGTTTTTGTCCTTCGAGTAGAGTGCCAACAGATTTTGTGCGTTGTATGTTGGCAGTGCTTTAGATTTTCTTGTTTTCATTGTGCAGACCTCCTATGGTCATTCGTCTTGCAGTAACTGTCTAGCTATTCTTAGTTTCTCGGCAGCCGAGGCTGATTCGAGAAGTCCGATAGTAGTAGATGTAACTTGCTCAGGCGGGCATATCGTGAAAAACTTTTCTTCGGCAGTAACAAAGTTTTGGATGGTGGCGACCAGTGTGTAAGCCGTGCAAACATTGTCGACATCGCATTGCGACTCAATCAGGTATTTGAGACGGTCATCAAAGGTTTGTTCTTCTTCACTCATCGTCGTCTGGCTTATCTCCACAGCATGGATGGGCTGGTAGCAATCTGGTAGGAAGACAGGAGCAGAGTTTGGGTTTCATTTGTTGTCAAGTCCGAAGTGCTGTTCCAAGATACTTCGCACGACCGCCGAGATTGTGACATCTTGTTTGTCGGCTGCTAGTTCTACGGCGTCGCGTAACTCGTGTGAGATTGCTGCGCACACATAACTTCGTCCGCGCACATAGTTTGTGACCGTCCTCATTTTTCGGCCACTGTCCGCGGGAACGGCAGATCGTTGTATGCCTGGTTGAGTAGTCCGAGGTAGCCGAGCGTGTCGAGCAGACTGTCGTGGTGAAGTCGGTTCTTGTCTAGGTTGGTGCGGAGTCGCGCCAGTTTGACTGACACCATGAACAGGAGCGCGTCGGCGATACTGAGCTTCACACCGGTCAAGCCTTCGAAGATTGCGATGACTTTGCTGTAGTCCTCGGTCACGTTGCCGTACGAGTCTTGTCGTGCGCCTGTGACGAGCAGGTGGGCTTCTAGCAGGATGTCTGCACCGACTGATTCAGTTTTCATAGTTCAATACCTTGCTGGATGTGAAGCCGTAGACGGTCAACGACCGAGTTGGCGATTGCCAGTTTGGCTTTCGTGGATTCCAGTTCTTGATGTAATGAATCTGAGATGTCACGATTCGAGTCGCGTTGTTCGGTAACTGTCTCAAGTGCGACAGATAGTTCTGCGACACGAGTTTGCAACTCGATTATCTCTTGACTCATTGCGTAGATGTCTGCGGTCATAGTGTGTCCTCCTCAATCACTTCAATAAATACTGAGGCAATCAAAGTCAAACCTGTTTCATCTTTGTCAGTAAATGCTGAAAATTTTACAATTCGACCTGTCTCTTTATGCGTGGCTCGCCATATTTCATAACCTTCGTCGCAATAATCGCTTTCAGTTTTGTCAAAAAATAATTGCCATCCCGCGTTTTTTACTATTTCAAGTGGACTCTTTGGAAAATAACCGACTAGTTCTTCTGCTGTCTTGCTCATTTCTTGGCTCTCCTTGTTAGTTCGTCTTTAAGTGATTTGATTACTTCAAACAGTCGGTCTTGACTGCCTGGTCCTACGAATATCTTCTCTAAGAATGCGATCGCATCCTCGATGTCTTTCTTTGTCATTTGTGTCCTTAATGTCAGAAACCCGACCCAGCCGAAACAGAGGGACCAAAACGGCTGGATCGGATTTCCTTAGATTTCTACCAACGGTCGTCTGTAGCGACCTTCTCAACTTTGGCGGCGAACAGCTTCGCAGCGTTGAATCCAGCCTTCTTCTCACCATCAGCCGAATACTTGACCGAGATCTTGTTGCCGGTCAACTCGGTGACTGATGCTTGCTTTGCAGCCTCACGGATTGCGGTGATCATTGCACCACGCGCCCACAAGTTGGCATTGCCATCACCAGTCTCTGTCTTGAGTGTGATCACATAGACGAATCGTGGATCACCGTTCGGCCATGTCTTGGCGACACCTGCCGGATCTCGGTCTTCCAGTTTCTTGACATCGAGCACGATGCCTGTGTGAACATCACCTATTTTCTCGAACTTCAAACTTGGAAGTTTGGGTCCGCCTCCTGCAAGGAGATCTTGTTCATCTGACATTACTTACCTACTTTCTGGTTGTTTGGGAATCTGAGGTTGAATGTATTTGTTTCATCTTCGTAACTCATTTCGGCTTCGTCATAGCGCACATGGTTGCAGTATTTCTTGAACTCTTCTGCTTCCATGGCGTTTAGATGTCCGACCGCTCCGCCTGCTGTGTTCATTATGTACCCTGTCGCCGCATAGCAGACGCTGCGGATCAGGTCTTCGTCGAAGTTGTCTGATAAGGCGAGGTCTATTAGACCGCGTCCGATGCAGAACCTTCGATGAGATTTCATCTGGTCAAACGAAATTGTTTGACCGTATTCGTTGCATTCTGTCGCAACCTTCTTAATCATCGCCCGATGTTTAGGTCTGAGTGTGTCGAAGTCTGCTTGAAGTTGTAGTGCGCTGGTTCGGTCACTGCCGGTTGTGTAGATGCGTCCTTCAAAGTCGTCGGTCATTCGTCGTCTCCTTCTGTGGCGTGTTCTTCTTCCCATTCGCAATACGAGCATGAGCCGTCTTCGTTGTTCCAGTTCGCGCACACGCATCTGCGATGTGGGTTGACGCCTCGGTTCTCGTTCGGGTCGTATTCTTTGTCAATGCGTGAGATCATTTGATTACCTTCGGCTTTGCAGTTTTGCGTGGCTTTGGTGGTTTAGTCGGGTCAGCCATGAAGAACTGGACGTTGTGTGAAGTCTCAACGGATTGCAGAACTTCTACAACTTCGTCAAGTTGATCGTTGGTGCATTCCGATATTTTCGGCACACCATCAGGCCAGGTGGCTTTGAGTAGCATTTGTGCTTCCGATGGCATTGCGATGATTCGAGCGGTAAGCCATTCTTTGCGTGGTTGTAAATATGGAGTTTCTGCAACTTCTACGACCGGCAGCTCAACAACTTTACCTTCAACGAAGCGTTGGTGGATGTCGTTGCGTTTACGCCAAGCACGAACATCTAAAGCAAGCCGTAATCCTTGTTGTCCTGCTGTGAGGTCTACCCAGTAAAGTTCGCAGCGTGCTTCACCTGCTGGTAGGTGAAACACGATACCCATTTCACGATTGATGTCGGGCATCGGTTGACGTGTTGATGTCTTCCAATCGTAAATATGTTCGGCTTGTGCGTAGGCGTTGAGTTGGATTGAAATTGATCGCCACGAGTACGACAGATCTGTACCAGTTTTTAAATCGGCAATATATTTGACACCGTCAACTTCTACGATGCGATCTAATGTGCCTGCGTATTCGAGTGTGTCGTTGATGACGACTGATTCAATATATTCTTTCAAGATTTTTATGTTGCATCTTTTTAATTCCGCAACATAGGCGTTCACGTCTGCTTGTAACCCTGGCAGGATTGCTGGTTTGTTGCCTAGGTCAACTTGTTCTGTGATTGAGTGCAACGCTGTGCCCAGGTTTGCGCGTGATGAACCGCCACCAGCTGTGATTGCTTCGTCAGCGATTTTGTTTAACGCACCTTTGTCTTCGAGTTTTGTTGACGCTTGTGCGAGTAGATCTGATCGGTTCACAAGTCCTGTGATGACCATTCGGTTCGCCCATTGTTTTAGTGCGTTGGTGTCATCTGTTGTTGATGAGATGGTGGTGACTCTTGTGTAGCCACGCTGCTTACCATCTGGT